GAGCATTCTTTACATTGTGGAAAAGGGGTGGCAATATATAGTTTACATAAAAGTAAAGTAGAGAACTTGTCATGAAGAAAAAAGATAATATAGATAACCCAATTCATTATACACAAGGCAAGATACAAGTTTGGGATTTTATTGTTGATAAGAAATTAGATTTTTTAGAGGGTAATATTATTAAGTATGTTGTTCGGTGGAAGAAGAAGGGGGGATTTGAGGATTTAAAGAAGGCACAGGCTTATCTTAATAAACTAATAAAAGAGAATGAGTAATGGATATAGTAACTATAGACTTTGAAACCTATTATGATAGGGAATACTCCTTATCTAAAATGACAACCGAGGCATACCTTAGAGACAAAAGGTTTGAGGTTATCGGTGTAGCTATTAAAATTAATGATGGTAAGACATGTTGGTATGAAAATATGGATGAGGCGTTCAATGACCTACCAACGAGTTATTGTGTGTTAGCACATAATACAATTTTTGACGGGTCTATATTTCGGTGGAAGTGTAGCAAAGAGCCTAAGTTTTGGTTTGATACTATGTCTATGGCTAGACCCAAGCATAACTTGACAACAGGTTGTTCATTAAGTGCTTTAGCAAAACACTACAAACTTGGGGCAAAGGGTACTGAAGTACTTAATGCTTTGGGTAAACACAAAGCAGACTTTACACCACAAGAACTTGATATGTATTCTAAGTATTGTATCAATGATGTTGAACTTACCTACAAACTATTTAAAAAATTATCAAAAGGTTTCCCTTTATCAGAACTTATGGTCATTGACCAAACCTTACGAATGTTTATTAATCCTACTGTTGAACTAAACAAAGAACTGTTAGCAAATCACCTGAGCTCAATCAAGCACAACAAACAACAACTCCTTGACACGTTATCTACAAAATACCCTGGAAAGAAAGGACTGTCAAACGAACAGGTTAAAAAAGCCCTTATGTCAAATCAAATTTTTGCCAAGCTACTTATAAAGTTAGGTGTCACACCACCTTTAAAGATATCAGCTACGACAGGTAAAGAAACTTATGCCTTTGCTAAGACTGATAAAGAGTTTGTAAGTTTGCAACAACACCCCAATCCTATTATACAACAACTCGTTTCAGCAAGGCTAGGTGTTAAGTCTACTATAGAGGAGACAAGAACTGAAAATCTTATAGAGGTAGCAAACAGAGGTACATTACCTATTATGTTAAATTATTATGGGGCACATACAGGTAGGTTTAGTGGTGGAGATAAACTTAATTTACAGAACTTACCTCGTAATGGGGCTTTAAGAAAATCTTTAGTAGCACCTAAAGATAAGGTATTGATAGCATGTGATTCATCACAGATTGAGGCACGAATGGTTGCATATATAAGTGGGCAAGAAGATTTAGTACAAGCATTTAGAGAGGGTAGAGATGTTTACAGTGAATTTGCTAGTGAGATATATGACAGAAATATTACAAAAGAAGATAAGCTAGAAAGATTTGTAGGAAAGACTTGCATACTAGGACTAGGTTATGGTATGGGAGCAGAGAAATTTAAGAACACATTGGCTATGGGTCAAGGTGGTATGTCAGTAGACATAGACTTGAATGAGGCAAAAAGAATTGTCAATTTATATAGACAGAAAAACCACAACATAGTTTCTTTTTGGGGAACTTGTAATCATGTATTAGAAACCATGGTGTATGAAGGTATAGGGTCTATAGGAAATGGCATATGCAAGTACGATTCAGAGGGTATTATACTACCAAATGGTTTACGTATAAGATATCCCGAATTGCGAAGAACATCAGAGGGATTTAAGTACATATCTAATGCTAGAACTTACAGGAAGTTAATGACTACAGGAAGTTTAGAAGATAAAGATTGGACTAAAATCTATGGTGGTAAAGTAACAGAGAATGTTGTTCAAGCGTTGGCTAGGATAGTAGTATCAGAACAAATGATTGAGATAGGTAAGTATTACCAAGTCTTATTTCAAGTACATGATGAAATAATCGTTTGCCAGATGCAAAAAAACAAGTCGGACACACAACAACACATTGAGACAATCATGTCAACGTCGCCCAGGTGGGCACAGGGATTACCTGTAGCCTGTGAGAGTGGGGTTGGCTTTAATTATGGAGAGGCAAAATGACAGACATAATAGGAACAGATGGAAAAGAAATAAAATCGGAGGGAAAATCTAAAAAAGATTTTGCTATCGAACTATTAAATAGTATCGAAAAGAAAATTTCTGAGGGAAAAAATTTAGATTCTTCTTTTATATTGTTAAAATTAGATGGACAGTACCTTAGATACTCAACAGGTACAGATAATGTTATGGAAGATATAGCACAACTTGAACTATTAAAACATGACTTATTAAATAGAATGACACAAGCTAAATGAAATCAAAATTAACTCATAGTTATTCATCTATAAAGATGTATGAGAATTGTCCAAAGCGATACCTGTATCAACGTATTAATAAAGAGGTCGTAGATACAGGTAGTGACGCAACAATATATGGACAAAGAATACACAAGGACTTGGAGAATAGATTACTTCATGGGCAGGCCCTACCACAAGAGACAAGCAAACACGAACAAGTTTGTCAAACCTTACAACAACTTACCCAACATGCAACACTTCTTGCAGAACAACAGCTATGCCTTAATGAAAACCTTACACCAACAGGTTGGTACGATAACGACGCATGGCTCAGGTCTATTTTAGATGTGCTTATTATTAAAGGAGACAAGGCTATAGTAATAGATTGGAAAACAGGTAAACGTAGACCCGATTTCATGCAACTAGAATTATTTGCATTACAAGTATTTAAACACTATCCCAATATTAAAAAGGTTAAGTCTACTTTTGTATGGTTAAAAGAAAATAAAACTGATACCGAAACTTATACTACTAAAGATACAAGTGTAATGTGGCAGAACATATTAAATAGAATAGAAAGAATTAATCAATCGTGTAAAACTAATAACTTTCCAGCACGGCCTAGTGGATTATGTAGGTGGTGCCCAGCACAACACATCTGTGAATATGCACAGATATAATACTTGACAGTAATGTATACCTAAGTATACTTACATAATGGTAGTAACACCCGAAGGCAAAATCAAATTAAAACTTGACAAGATGTTAAAGTCTTACAACAAGGACGTGTGGTATTTTAATCCACAGTCAGGAATCTTTGGTAAATCAGGGATACCTGACAAAATACTCTGTGTAAATGGGAAGTTTATCGGAGTAGAGTGTAAGGCGGATAGGACTAAGAAACCCACCGCCTTACAACTTCAATGTATGGAAAAGATATCACAAGCAGGGGGTGTTTGTTTTGTAGTGTACGATAACGAAACAATTAATCAAGTCAAGTTATATATAGAAAGAATTATATGATAGTAGTAGAAAAAGCAAAAGCAATAGCATTGAATTTAAATAACCCAAACAGAGTGTTAGACGTTATACCAGAAGCCAGGCAACTAACGTTTAACAACCAACAACTTGTTGTCACACCACATACAATTCCTGCTTCTCACCGTTTACGTGCATTAGGATTCAAAGTGCCATCACCAATACTTCATTATTACAGTTGGAGTGGGCAGTTTACACCCTACAAACATCAAAAGATGACATCAGCTTTTCTTACCATGCACGACAAGGCGTTGGTGCTTAATGAAATAGGTACAGGCAAAACACAATCAGCTCTGTGGGCATGTGACTATCTTATGTTGGCAGGTTATATTAAAAAGGTTTTGATTATATCGCCTTTATCAACTCTTGAAAGAGTGTGGGGCGACAGTATTTTTATGGGGTTTCCACACAGACAAGCCGTTACATTGCATGGTGCAAGTAGCAGAAGGTTAAAGCTATTAAACAGCAACGCTGATTTTTATATTATAAACCATGATGGTTTCTCTATTATATCTGAAGAAGTAAAAGGCATGTTTGATTTAATCATAATTGATGAAGCAGCCGTGCTACGTAACCCATCTACCAACAGGTTTAAGGTAGTTAGAAAGTATTTAAATAAATATCCTGATACTAAATTATGGATGATGACAGGCACACCTACACCTAACGACCCAACAGACGCATGGGCATTAGCTAGATTAGTAGATAGCCCATTTAATCCAAAAACTTTTACAGCATTTAGAGATTCTGTAATGATGAAAATAGGGCAATGGAAGTGGGTGCCAAGACCTGAATCCATAGAGATTGTTAAAGAAGTATTATATCCCGCTGTTCGATACACTAGAGATGAGTGTTTTGATTTGCCTGATACCGTATTTCAAACTAGAAAAGTGGCTCTTACTAAAGAACAAAGAGACCATTATGATAAAATGCTAAAGCATTATGTCACCGAGTTGGTACAAGAAGGGACAATAACAGCAGTTAATGAAGCAGTTAAGCTACAAAAACTCATACAAATAAGTTGTGGTGTTGTATATGGCGACAACAGTAGACATATAGAATTAGATTGTGCACCTAGAGTTAACTTAGTTAAAGAAGTTATAGAAGAAGTAGGTGGTAAAGTAATAGTATTTGTTCCACTAACAGGAACATTAAAGATGTTAGAGAAAATACTCTCTAAACAATGGAGTGTGGGGGTAGTCAATGGTGAAGTTTCTGCTAGTAAAAGAAATTTTATATTCCATAACTTCCAACACACAACTGACCCACATGTCTTGGTAGCCCATCCTGCTACTATGGCTCATGGTCTAACACTAACCTCTGCTAGTACTATTATTTGGTATGGGCCAGTAACTAGTAATGAACAGTATGTTCAAGCAAATGGGAGGATAGAAAGGATAGGAAAAAAGCACGTATCAAACATAATACATATAGAGGCTACTGACCTTGAACATAAAATGTTTGAAAGGCTAAAGAACAAACAAAAATTACAGGGTTTATTACTAGACCTTATTAAGGAGGGAACAGACGAATGAGTGTAACTGTAGATAAAGTAGTAGCTAAGTATATAGGTTATAGAAACGAGAAAGAATCTCTCGAATCTGATACTAAAGCTAAAGTTAAAATTATAAAAGAGAACATGGCTAAGTTAGAAGCTTGGCTAAAAGAAAAAGCAGATAAAGATGGTGTTGATTCTTTTAAAACATCTAGTGGTACAGCATTCCTAACGACTACTGATTTTGCAAGAGTAGAAGATTGGGACGCAACACTAGGTTTTATAAAGGACAATGACGCATATGATTTGCTTGAAAAACGAGTTAGTAAAACAGCAGTACGTGGTTATATAGAGGCCAATAAATCTGTACCATCAGGTGTAAATTATGGTACACGTATTGATGTTAATGTTAGGAAACCCTCTGTAAAAGCAGAAGACTAAATGATTAACTCAAGATTATCAATCAGAGATTCTAAGTTTCATGTTGTGTCTCAAGATAAAATAAGGACACTTGATGAGACAAGTTTAGATGTAATAATTGTGGGTGCGAGTCCAAACTTATCTAAACAATATTATGAAGGAGAGTTTTCTTTTGATAGAGAATCGTATACACCTGATTGCTATTCGTTAGATGGTGTAACACCTAGTGTAGATAGTGTCTCACTTCAATGTGACGTGTGTGCATTATGTCCTCAAAATTCTTGGGGCTCTAGAATTACACCACAAGGGCACAAAATAAAAGCGTGTTCTGATATTAAAAGACTTGCTATTATTTTTGCAAATCAACCACATGAAGAAATTTACTTACTACAAGTAACGCCTTCATCACTAAAAAGTTTGAACGCATATCAAAAGACATTGTCTATGAGAGGTATTGCACCTGAGATTAGTAAGACCACATTGTGTTTTGATACAGGAGTAGACTTTCCTAAACTTGAGTTTAAGTTTGGTGGTCTTGTACCAATAGATGTTCAAGCTTATGTCGATTCGATTATCGGAACCGAAATCGTAAGTAAAGTGATAGGACAACTTGTTGTAGCAAATAAACCAAAGCTTAGTTCTGCAGAAGAATATGGATTCACTAAAGAAGTAGGTTTTACAATTAACAATAAGTCGGAGGAAAATCAATGACTACAAAAATAACAACACCCAAAGGTGTAGCTAACTACCCTCACATTAGTAAACCTGATGAAGGTAGAGAATATTCTGATGGTAAGTATAAAGTTAATTTATCTTTATCTCCAGAAGACGCTAAACCTATAATAGAACAAATCAATGCTGTATTACTAGCTGGTATTAAAGCTGAAAAAGAAAACAACCCTAATAAAAAACTTAAACAAGCTCCACTACCTTATCTAAAAGAAACAGTAAAAGATGATGATGGTAATTCAGTAGAGACAGGCAACATTATTGTAAAGTTTAAATCTAAATATAAGCCTCAAGTATTTGATTGTGATAACAATGAAGTATTTGACCACAACATATGGGGTGGCTCAGTAATTAAAGTAGGTGGTGAACTTGCATTCTATAGTTCTGCTATAGGTTGTGGTGTAACTATAAGACTTAAAGCTGTGCAACTTATTGAGTATGTTCAAGGCGGAAGCGGGGCTGATAGTTTTGGGTTTGAAAAAGAAGATGGCTTTACTTTTTCTGACGAAAGTACAAACACATCACAAGAAGTTGACATAAATGTTAACGTCCCTGCTGAAGATGCAGAAGTTGCACCTGCACCTGTTAAAGCTAAACCAAAAGCTAAAGCTAAACCTAAAGCTAAACCAGCTCCTGTTGAAGAGCCTGCACCAGTTGCAGTTGCTACAGACAGCAGTAATTTAGCAGATGAGATAGCTAATTTAATTGGAGATACTGATGACTAACAGAGCTCCATTAGACTTTAAAAAAGTTGAAGCTCTAAGAAAGCATATGTTACTTACGACCAGTAATATGGCTGAGTTGTTTACTATATCTCGCATGACATATTACGGATGGATAAAAGGAAAGCCTGTCCGTAAAAAAAATCACGATAGAGTTATAAGTACTCTAAGAAATTTGTTAAAAGTTATGGAGAATGGGTGGCCTCAGCCTAACATTATCGCACTAGAACAGAAAGATAGATTCAAAGAGCTTCTTGAGGTTTTAGAGAAAAAGAAATAGTATATTAAAAAAGGGGTAGTTGGTTTTTGCTTTAGTAGATTTCAGTTTTTCCAGCTACTCCCATATAACAAGAAAGGTAATCAAATGAATATGTTGGAATTTTTCCAGCAAGTTCTACCGACAGAAGGATTCTATGTCACCACAGTTATTAATACTGATGGTAGAAAACAAGGGTTTTTTAAAACGGTAGACGAGCTGGCAACGGTGTGTGAGAGGTTGGATAAAACCAATAATAATACATACTTTGCTATATCAGCATTTAAACAGAAAGGAAATAGAAAACAAGATAACGTACGAGCTACTAAAGTTATAGCCATAGATGTAGATTGTGGGTCAAATAAACCCTATCCATCTTGGAAGGAAGGTCTTATTGCATTAGGTAAATTTGTAAAAGACATGGGTTTACCCAAACCTATGATAGTGCATTCAGGTAATGGGCTACATGTTTACTGGGTATTGACAAAAGAATTGGAGCCTGAAAAGTGGAAGCCACTAGCAGAGGCTATGAAACAAGCTTGTATTGACAAAGAATTTAAGATAGACGCTGGGCTTACAGCAAACAGTGCTTTAGTTTTAAGGCCTATAGGCACACATAATCCTAAGAATGGTAATGAAGTTAAAGTTTTAGTAGCGTCAAAACCTACTGACAACTCAGTGATACAAGAATGCCTATCATATTACTATCGCAAAAACATGCGTGCAGAAGATAGCTCATTACAAGACAACTCATTGTTAGGTAATCTAGCTAGTAACCAAGAGCACCAACCATCTATAGGCTCTGTTGTTTCTAGTAAGTGCAAACAAATAGAATGGGCTGTAGCCCATCAAAATGAAGTAGACGAGCCGTTGTGGTATAGCATGATAGGAGTAGCGGCGTTCTGCGTTAGCCCCGAAAAAACGGCAATACAGTGGTCTAAGGGGCATTCTAGATATAGTAAAGAAGCTACTATAAATAAACTTGTGCAGTGGAGAGAGTCTGCTTCAGGCCCTACTACGTGTTTAAAATTTGAAACAAATAGACCTAGTGGATGTAAAGGCTGTAAGTATAAGGGTAAGATAGGGTCTCCTGCTAGATTAGGTGTGCAATATCAAGAAGCCCCAGTAGATAAAGAAGCTCCTGATAAGATAGCTAATTCAATACCTATGCCTAAACCATTTAAAAGAACTAAAGAGGGTATAAAAGTAACCATAGATGATACAGATATAGATGTATGTAAGTTTGATATATACCCTGTAGCATATGGACATGATGAATCTTTAGGGTACGAAACTGTAAGGTATCATTGGAATAGACCTCATATGGGGTGGCAAGAACTTGTACTAAGGCAAGCTCATCTCACTGATGGAAACCGTGAGTTTCCTAGTGCTATAGCAGACCAAGGGATTGTATTGTACAATAAAAAGCAAACGGAGTATTTTCAACTTATGCTAAGAACTTACATGGATGAATTGAGACAGATTCGTACAATGACAAACCTGTATTCTACTATGGGTTGGAAAGAACGTAACCAATCATTTGTTTTAGGTAACACTATACTTAGACGTAAAGACGACGGGTCAGTTACAGAGGAGAAGATTAATCTAGCCTCGGTTGTATCTAAGAGTAGTACAGATATGTTTAGTACTAAAGGCTCATTACAACAATGGGTTAATCTTACATCTGTACTAGAGAAAGCTAATCTTAAATCACATATGTTTGTACTAGGTGTAGGATTTTCAGCACCCCTATATAACTTTACTGGACTTAAAGGACTGACAGTATCACTGTATGGGCCAACGGGTGGTGGTAAAACGCTATCTCAATACTGGGCTCAATCTATATATGGTAACCCTGATAAGCTACACTTTGCAGCTAAGTACACACAGAACAGCTTGTTCTCACGTCTTGGTACATACGCTAACTTGCCGCTAACCATAGACGAAGTAACCATGATGAACGATAAAGAAGTCGGAGATTTTTGTTACTGGGTATCACAGGGACGTGATAAAGCAAGACTTAATAGAAACTCAGAAGAGCGTGACGCTAAGACATGGGCTACACCTGTTATAGTATCCACCAACAAGTCGTTACAAAGTAAGCTAATTGCATCTGGTCTGGACACAGACGCACAGATGGCTAGGCTATTAGAAGTGACAGTCCCATCAACGCCTGTATTTACTAGAAATACTAATGTAGGTAAAAAGATTTACGACGCAATCCATTCTAATTATGGTGAAGCTGGTAAAGTATTTATTAAAAAGCTACTTGAGATGGGGGAACAGGGAATCCAATCTGCTATAGCAGAGGCTACAGATAACTTTCATAAAAAATATAAAGCCAAGTTTAGTGGGGAAGAAAGATACTGGGAGCAATCTATTATACTTGCTGACCTATCTATGAGCCTAGCTAAAGAGTGGGGGCTGATAAACTTTGAGTACGAGCAGTCTACTGAATGGGTACTTGCACAGATAGGAGCTATCCGTAGGTCAGTACAAGAGAATCAAGTAGACGCATTCGATTTAGTCGCAGAGTATATGGCTGATTCAGCTGATACATCTGTTACTGTTATGCATACCATAGGTCAGAAGTCATTACCTGATTTCTCTAGAATACCAAGAGGAGATATAAGAATAAGACTAGATGTATATCGCAAGTCTGCGTTAGAGCCATTTGATAAAGGGACTATGATGGTAGACAGAACTCATTTTAGAAAGTGGTTGTCCGTGCGTGGTGCTGACTACAAGACATTCAAACAAGAACTCGTTGATGAGAATGTGGTTGCTACTCCTAAGTCAGAGAAAGCATCACTTGGTAAAGATACTCCTGTGAAGTTAGCACAGACTTATGTTATTGGATTTAATCTTACCCACCCTAGATTTCAGAGCCTACTAGAAAACGCCGATATGGAGGCAGATGACCTATCATATGGAAAATTACAGGTAATTGACAAAAAAGAAGGGGTCTGAGAGGCTCGAGAAGGCTGTTTCTAGAGGGGGGCTATACCCTAGGTACCCCCTAAAACTTTACATATCTTGCTCTACGCCGTACGCATCCATTATACGTTTTAAATCAGGTCGTATGGTTTTTGGTGCAAACTTTCTGTATCGTTCAGCAGCTGGTAGACTCCATGAATCATACGCTCTATCAGCAGATTTTTTCCAATCTCTAAATTCAAGAGCTGTGCCTTTATGTTTTTTATTATGTCTAGCTACATCTCGTGCGACTTCTCTCATTGTATCTCTGTCACCTCTTATCCTTGCTTTAACATAATCACTAGTAAATTCCATCTTTAACGCTTTAGCATAATCAGCTGTTTGTTTGTGCATACGTATTATATCGTTTTGATAATTAGCTTTAGCTGGATAGAAGTTAAGAAACCTAAACGCTATGTCTGCTATACCAACATCTCGAGATATAACTTTGCCTTGTCTGTTTGTTATGTTCCCATCCATTGCAAAAATTATACTTTCTGATATGCCTCTAACACCACCAAAAGGTTGCTCTCTAAGGATTGTTCCAAGACCTATTTGTCTATCATTTAAACCTATTAAACTTCCAGTAGCTAAAGCTACATTACTCATTGTAGCCCACGTTGACTCAAGAGTTGACCAAACAGGGCCTAAGAAATTTGCAGTTTCTCTCCAATTATCAGCACCTGCTTTACCTATACCTGATAATGGTAACATATCACCCATACCTAAACGAGTTGACATGGTAGCACCTGTTATATTATCTAGAGGGCCCCGCATAATAATCTTAGCTGACCCAGGTAATAACTCTTCAAAGAAATCATTAGCTTCTTTTTCTATAGTTCCCATTTTAATACCTGATTTTTGAATTAACGTATCAAGTACATCTGCAATGTCTTCAGCAAAAGGCCATCCTTTTAATCCTGAGAAAAGCCACAGCATAGCTAAGAATGCTATCTTCTGACTTCTTGGCATATTACTCATTAACTCAGTAGAGATAATCATAAACTGTTTATACACCATTAAGTAATTAGTAATAGCTCCTCTAGATATTTCAGGTCTGTTAAACATAGAGTACTCACCTTGAGATGTATTGACTGCGTCACGAGCCCAAGCTGATGCTTCTGCTATAGTTTCTGCACTAGCAGTTTCTTCATTTTTTGCCCTCATAAGTTTTTCTTTTTGTAGTCTATAACTTGCTAAGAAAGTAGTTCTTCTGTTTAGTTGTTCTGTGTATGAGAATATAGACATCCACTTTCTTACCACTTCTGCTAGCTTAACATTACCTAAACCACCTCGAGCTGTACCAATTAATGCATTATATTGGGAAGCTTGTAATACTCCTGCTTTTGTAGTTTCGTATATAACACGAGCTTCATCTTCTGATAACCCATGTTTATCTCGTATTCTTTGAGCACGCTCTTGGTCTTTTTTGTTTGTTAATAAGTTTCCATCTTTATCAACACCAGCCATTTGTTCTACATATTTTAATCCAGCTAAGTCTACGTTCCTTCCATCGTATTGTTCTTCAGTAGTAAATTGATTTCTTAGAGTTCCGTAAATATCATTCATTTGAGTAAAGGCTTTATACATTGCTTTTTGTGATTTCATAAATCCAAAGCCTCCACCATATCCACTTTCTGGATTGTAACCTGCTAAATAATTTACTGAATGTGTTTCCATGGCTAATGAGTTTACAAACCCAGTAGCTGGAGATAAACCTAATTGAGAAGTAACAGTTAACAGTTTAAAGAATTGTCCTGCTTTAGACCTAGATATATAATCCTCAGTTGATTCGGATACATTAGGATTTCTTGCATAAAAATCTATTAAACTTCTAAACCTTGTTTTGTAATCGTTCCCTCTTGCTTGCAATGGCATTTCTACAGCTTCTCTTTCTCCACGACCAAGTACACCTTTGTTTCTATATACAGTTACTGTGCCACCTTGAATCCTAGGGTCTAAAGAACCAGCACTATATCTATACTGATTTGCGTAGCGGTCGTACTTTCTTCGGGCTTCTTCTTTAGCAAATTGATTATCTCCTGCTTCTGCAGCTTTTAATTCTTTATGTAATCTATCAAGTTTTTTCTTGTTACCAAACCATAATTTTTGTCCTCTTCTACTATCCATAAGGCTATCAATTTTATATCTATGGTAATTTCTACCTACTAAATGAGCTTGTATTTCTAAATGTTCAGCAATATTTTTTAAAACATCTGCATCCCATCCTGGATTACCTGAACGTTCTAAACTTTTTCTAGCTCTATCTCCTTGTCTGCTAAGTTCTTTAAATATATTTTCTCGTTGTTTAGGATTAGGTTCTGGAAACCCAAGTTGTCTTATTTTTCTAGTAAATAAATATATATCCATTTCATTTTGAAACGGTTGTCCTTCTTGAATACCTGATACTTCTGGTACAAGTGCTACCTCTACCATTTCACCACTAGCGTCTTTTACTTTACGAGGTACATATTTTCTATCTTCTTTACCTTCTTGAGCTGGATTAAATATATCATTAATTTTATCTCTAATACTTTCTGCGGCTTGTACGCCGTTTGTTTGATAATATGGTAAACTATCTTTTATGCTATCATCTAGTTGAACCCGTTCATTTATATCTCCATTTTCATCAAGTGCATATGCTCGTATTGTTACTTGTGTATCACCTCGTCTAGTAAATGGTACATACCCACCTAGTATAGAAGCTTTAGTAGTTTTAGCAGTTTGCATATTTTCTAAATCTAAAGCTATTAAAGCTGAAACATCATCTTTTATATCATATGCTTTAGACTCTTTACCATTTAAAAGCTGGTTTAAATCTTCTAACCCAGATACTATATCTGCAAATTCTTCTGATGCATTTTCACGTTCATATACGCCTACTTCTGTAGCGTCTTGGTTTATCCAGTCTTGTAATTTTTTTTCTTCAAACATAGCACGTTGAGCTCTTGCTAAAAATTCATCCGCCATAGCCACAGATTCTTTATCAGTTTTAATTTCACCTCTTTTATCAACAGTATGGTTTTCAAAATATAATTCTTTATATTTTTTTATAATATTTTCTATAGCAAGCATGTGATTGCCTTGAAAATCTTCGCTAGATAAATCTTTTATTGAACTTAAAACGTCATCTCTTTGTGCTAAAACACCTCTTATATTTGCTTCAAGCACATCCTTAGAACCCTCAGCCATAACTTCTGTTGCTTCTTCGTAAGCTTTAAATATTCTGTCTGAAATAATAAAAGGTTCAAACTGCCCTGGAGCTTCACCTGTTTCTTCTGGTGTGCTAGCTCTATATGTATATCCACCTTGTTCTTCTAGTGCTTTACCATCTTTATCAAGAGCAGTTGGTATTGTAAATCCTTTTTCAAAATCTTCTTTTGTTAGTTTTGCTGCTTCTTTTATTTTTTGAAAAGCTTCTTCGTTGTATACAAATTCAGTTAGAGTTTTACCATTTTTATCTTTTGTAATAATTAATTCATCTAAACCAAGTTCAGCTATTTTAGATTCTGAAAATTTATTTCTTAAATGTAACGCAGCAAACGCTTTTAATTCACCAACTCGTTGTCTTTCTAATGGAGTTAGTCCTGCATCGTTATCTACTGTTACCATATTACCTTCTTCGTCTTCTATCTCTACAGTATCAGGTTCTACTTTGTTATCACCAAACGGTACTAAAGTATTAGGTTTAAATGTCATCGGAGTCATTTCTGCATATTTACCTACATAGGCTCTGACTTGTGCTTGAATTTGTTGCAATACATTATATCCTACTTGAGACCCTTCATTTTTATTTGCTAAATTATTTAACGATTGGAGGCCTTCTATTTTTCTGTCTACAAAAGTTTTAAAGTCTCTAATGTTTGTAGCTAAAGATTTATTACTAAAAACTTCTTTTATCCATTGTTGGGCTCCAGCAAAACCACCGTACTTACCTGTTTGTAAATTAAGTGCATGTGTTTTGTTAAGCATATCAAGCTGTCCGTCGTTATATGTTTCAGCATTATAACGACCAAAAACTTTGTCTTGTTCTAGTTGTTTTATATTTTTAAGAAGTTGTTGTAGTGATACATAATTACCTACATCTCCTGTACGTAAATATCTCCTAGATTGATTTATAAGGTATCTACTACCATCAGCTATAGCATCAAAGTTAGTACCTAAATATTTATTTAAGAAAACTTTTATTGCATTTATTACTCTACTAATAGTACTATTATCTAAATAGGCTGCTGCGTCGGCTAATGCTTCCTCAATAGCTTCAAATTTTTCCATACCATTTTCTATGTTAAGGTCTGCAACAGCTCTAATATGGCTATCAGTATCGTATACTTTTTGCATAACGGTATTAAATTGTTTTTGAGATATTAAAGATTTTAAACCAAAGTGTCCTATAGTTTCGTGAGCTATAACAAACTTTAGTTGTTGCTCAGTTCTAACAAAATCTGAAAATATAATTACTTCATCACCTATAGAATAACCTACAGCGTTTACTGTACCAAAATCATCTCCATATTGTTCTCTACCTGCTCTAGCTCTTTCATATAATTTAGGGTAGTTAGCTTCTAAATCTGCATAGTTACTAACAACAGTAACTTTAGGTTTTATTTTTAGTTGTCTAACAGCTTGGTTAGCAATAAGTTTTACTTTACCTTTAGGTAAGGGGTTTGCTACTGTTCCATCAAATCTAAAGTAACTACCATCGTCACCGAAATCATCTTCGTATGGATTATAATCGTTTTCTAAATCTATTATATCTTCCTCTGTTGCAGCATCTCGTTGTGCTTGTTCTTCTGCTAATCTTGCTTCTTCTGCAGCATCTGTTTTTCTTTTTAATCTAGCTTCTTTCTTACCTTCTTTTTGTGCAACAGGTAATTTCTTTTCAAGTTTTGCTTGTCTGAAAGCGTCAGTTTTTGTAGTAGGTATATAAGTAACTTCATTACCTACACGTTTTTCTTCTAGTTTTAACTTGTTAGTTTTTTTATCAAAGTAAAATCTTAATCTAGTACCATTAATCATTGTACTTTTTTGCTCATCATTAAGTTTTGCGTATCTTTTATTTATTGTTTCGTAGTGCAAAGTTTGTCTGTTATAAATTTTAGGGCCAACACCAGCTAATAAATCCATAATAAGTTTTTCTATTATAGCTACGTCTGCTTCTTGTGCTTGAGCTTTTTGTAAATCGCTTAACACTGGGTCGCTAGGTGCATCTAACTCACTAGGTGATGTTTCCATAAATGGTTCTAGCTTACCACCTGTTTTGCTAACTCTTCTTTTATCTATTGTTGGTAATAAACCTCGTGCTTCTGCATATATATACCAAGTTCTTTTTTCTACATCTGGAGATTTAATATTATTAATTTGTGCATCTGTAAGCACTGAAGCTTTCCGTATTACTAAGGCATCTAAAATTTCTAAGTCGTTAATATAATCTTTATCTAAAGTAACTTCTTTTAAAAATCCTTCTGCTAAATTAAGAGCTTTTTTATTTTGTCCTGCAAAAGGCCCCATCCAATTAGAGCTAGTATAATTTAGTATTTCTTCGTAAGCAGCTTCTCTTTCAAATGCTACGTTAGATTCTCTAATTGTATCAATTTGAAGTTGAACATAGTCTTGAATATTCATTACATCGCTTTCAATCATAGCGTTAAAACCTTCTAACCAAACTGTTTTTAACTCTTCTAACACACCAGCTTTTTGTGAATCTTTAGCTAGCTCGTCAATTTTATTACGTGTTGGTTCTGTAAAGCCTTGATATTCTATAGCAGAAGCTCCTGGTATAGCACTTCTATTATCATTCCAGAATTTTATACCTGATACTTCTACACGTTTTCGTCTACGTTCTGCAACCTCTGCATCATCTGCTTGTTTTTTTAAGTTTGCTTTTCTTACTA